ATGCATTTTCTTTGGGCTTTAATTGTTGGTGCTATTATTGGTGCAATTGCTGGTGCTATCACTAGCAAGGGCAAATCGATGGGCTGGATTGCAAATATCGTTGCTGGCCTTGTCGGTTCCTCTTTAGGGGAAGCACTCCTTGGGCACTGGGGTCCTCAGTTGGCTGGAATGGCCATAATTCCATCGATAGTCGGAGCAGTTATTATTGTCGCTGTTGTATCTTTCTTTGTTGGCAGATCTAAAGACTGACGGGAGGTCGGACTATGGACGCATTAAAATCGGTTTTTAAGTTCATGGTAGCAAGCACTTTTCTTGTTGGTGGTGTCTTGGTAGCTGGTACAATTTGGGCAGCTAAGGGGATCGACAAGGCTGGAGATAAATTGCAAGATTCGATTCACGATTGATAGGTGTTCTGGCCGTCCATCATGGACGGCTATTTTTGTGCCAGTAACTGGTTCTGATATTCGTTGTCTAGTGCAGCCACGACCGTACCTCAAGGAACAGTCGTTGAAATTGTGTCAGAACGCGTCTGTCAGCGCCGTATTCAAAGTGGATTTGAGCCACTTAGGACTTTTCCAGAACTCCATTGTTCCAGGTCAATTAGATTGACCTTAAATCCTGATGGCTCTTGCCCATAACGGATTATCAGCACACAAAAAAAACGGGCATTTCTGCCCGCTAGATGAAAACGGCAAGTCACGTAGTCAGCTTCCAAAGCAGAACGATCTGCCGGTGAAGTTGTCTATTTTTGTGGCTACGGAGTACAAACGCTTCGCGATGATGAGCCACGGTCTGTAAAATGCGCCACCGGTTAGCTATGCCGTGCGTCGGTTAAAACGGATCTACCCGCTTATCGCCTAGGACTGTCTTAATTATATCATAATCTATTGGTTATTGATACTATACGTCTGCTGCGAACAAGCCACGTAGCTGCTGGATCATGCTGACCACTGAATACGGTGGTTCTTGACTCGCCGTGCTGACCTCACCCCGGTTTTGATACCAGAATTCGGTCATCATCGCCACGGCGACGTTGAACTGTGAGTATTCTTCCATCTTGGCAATGTCTGCGGTGCTGTCTACCGCATTGTGGACGTAGTCTTGAGCGGCTGTAATGTAGTTTTGAATGAGTGTGTCGTCAGTATCAGTCTGCACACGCAGGCTATTTTTAATGTCATCAGTAGTGACAGTCATGTGCTCATCTCCTATATAAAAATAGGGCGTACCCCAAGGTACACCCCAGACTGTTTCATTAAGCTGCTGGCTTGGTTACCGGTGTGATGTCAACAATTCGAGCAGCGTCTGGATCAACCACTTCATAGTCGTTGCGGATCACGACTGCCAAGCCTTGACTATAACTGTCGAACCGTTCCCACTGGGTGTTGACTTCGTTCTTCTGGGCTAAGAAAATTGCTTGAGAAAAGTCTCCGATGATGATCCGATAGGTGCCCGCCTTAACGGTTGGCAATACCTTATTCGCGATGACAATCACCGGTGCACCGAACAGCTGCTTGCCAGATGGTGCCGTGATAGAGGGTTGAAGCAGGTAGCGACCTTCGCTGTCCTTGAGGGTGTCAAGGTAGTTGTAGGCGTCCTGATTAACGATCACAGACAGGGACAGCGCCGGGTCCAGTTCGATGTTGAACGTCTGCTTGATGTCGTCTAAGCCGGTACCGGTGATGTGCTTGAAGTTATCGTTGGTGCCCGTCTTGCCAGTCAAAACACTGATAATGTTGCTATTGTCCGTGTTTTGTACCAGCTTCTTGAGTTGGTTCTTAACCTCGGCAACAATATCAACTTCACTGTCTTCTACCAGTTCATTAGACAGATAAATCTTGCCAGCACGGGTAGCAACCTTGTAGTCAACACCACGGAATAGGGTTGCATCGATCTCTGGCACGTCTGCGAGTTCTGCCTTTGTGGCTAAGACACCATTGTTGGTAAGGGCGATAGGGTAGGTGCCGACTGGGGTGCCGACCTGTTTAACAGTGACGTATTTAGCCAGATCGTAATCAGATTCTTTTAGATCGAATACGTCATTGATAACTTCTTGAGGAACGACTGCACCAGCGGTGGTCGTGGTCAAGCCGTCACGTTGTTCACCCATGCTGCGGATGTAGTCTTCGTAAGCGCGGGATTCGGTATGCTCTTTGTTGTCGATAATTGTTTTTTCGGTCATGGTTTTATCTCCTTTTTCTGGTTGTTCAGTATTAGTTTTTAGCCACTCAGTGTAGCTGCGTTTGTCCACTTGGACGTTGGTATCGTCATACGCTGGAATAGCTACCAGTGAGACGTCAAACAGGCTCTTGACTTGCTTGATGGTACGGATCACTTGGCCACTGTCGTCCTTAGTGAACGTGTCACCATCGGGTGCTGCGTTGAAAGTGAAGCTCATGGCTGACAGGTTTCCAGCTTGGACATTCGTGTACGCATCGTTGGCGGTGGTGGTGTCGGGGAGAGTAGCTTCAAAGTGAAGTCCCTTGTCGTCTACGTCAAGTTGTAGGGTGCCGGCTTTAGTGCTGGCGAGGACCTTGCTAAAATCGTGATCAGATACCAGATAGACGTCTGACAGATCCACGCCATCGAAGGCACTAGGATCGACGACTTCCTTAAAACCACCTAGATCCTTGCTTGGACTATTGAAGACTACGGCATAGCCGGTGAGCTTCTTGGGTGTATCATTTGGTGCGGTGCTTGGATCCTTTTGGTCTTGGCTGTCGTCTGCTGTGGTAGGTTCGGCGGCAGTTAGATCAGCGTCAGGGTTCAGGCGCTTTTCTGCGTCATCATTGTTCATTTGACGCACTTCCTTTCTGCTTGTCTTGGTAAGTGATGAGGTTGCTTAGCGGCGTATAGTTCAGGCTGGCCATGATCTCATCACCACCGGGAATTGGGGGTAAGTTTAACTTAGCGCGTGCTTCATTGGTGGTCAGCAGTCCGCCTTGCAGCCCCTTAACGGCTAGTTCTTGCATCGTCGTGGGGTCAGCACTGAATAGCTTGTCTGTGTTGAAACTAAACCGGTTGTCACCCGTTGACAGCTTGGCGTCCATCTCGCTAGTGAAACAGGTGAAGTATTGCACCAGCGTGTTTTGCAGGTAGACTAGGTTTGATTGCACGGCGTTAGAGTGCTCGCTCTCAATACCTAATCGATCTAGTGGTAAGCCGAACGCCTTGGCGATCTGCGCTGTGGTCCAGTCGCTGGAATTGACTAGATTCAGCACGTCAGTATTAACTTCGAGTTGCTTGTAGTCCATATCATTGTCGAGAATGATGGTCTTGAGGGCATTGTCACCGCTGTTAGCAGCCTCAAACTTCGATCGGATATTCTCCTTGGCCTTGGCATCGAGCTGTGACTTGTTCACCTTGAGTATGCCAGTCCCTTGGACACCGGTATCGAAGAAGCCTTTGAGCAGCTTGTGCCCCGCATGTTGCACCCGAACTTCATCATGCAAGCTGTAAAGAGGCGATATGCCCTTGCATCCGTCTTGTGTGAAGCACTTGAAGTGCAATACCTCGCTGGCACTTAAACGCTGTGAGCGGCCATTCTGGGGCGTATACGTGTAGCTGATAATGCCGGTCGTATCGTCTTGCTTGACCACCATTTGGCTGTTTGGAACAAACTCGAAGCCGGTGACTTGTCCGCTTGGGTTCTTAGTAACGCGTGCGAAGCTATTACCATTCAGTAGCATGTTGGCCACTAGGGCAAACTTGAACGACCATGCTGTCATGTGATCGTTAGGGGCCTTGTTGAGTAACCCGCTGATGCGCTTGTCATTGTATTCAATCGGGTTAGTCGCGAGGTCGCTGGCAATCACGCGCACTGCCGTAAATACGTCCGAGTTTTGCAAAGCATGAACGCCCACATAAACGCCGCTGTCGTTGCTCGTCATGCTTACAAGGGCATCTAGGAACGGTTCGCTATTGTCATCGCGAGGTTGTGTTGTGTCATTCGTGAAAAAGCTCATTGTTTCACCTCCCTTTGTTGAAGTTGATGATGACTGCGATGGAGATCAGGGCTGCGCCGATTGCTACCATGCCAACGCCACACCCGAACAGCCACCAGATACCAGTGACGATACAGATCATGCCTAGCAGTAATAGCACGGTCTGTGCGTTAAAAGCTGAAGTCATCGCCCGAATAAAAGTCATTGTCCGCTACCTCGCTTTCTTTGTTTTGGTCCATGGCAATGGTGTAAGCATTCATCAAAGCCGCTATGGGATCGATCCGTGTCGCATTGTGCGCCTTGTCGATGATCGGGTTGTTGTTGGCGTCATACTTTAGAATGGCGTTGTTCACCGCATAGGCTAGTAGTTGGTTGTCGGCATGCTTGAGTAGGCCGTTAAAGAGATCATCACGGAACCGCACAGTCGGTATTGACAGTGTGCGCTGGCCTTGGCGTACCTCAACCATTGGTAAGTCTCGTTTCTCAAACTCTGGCAGTAGGTAGCCGAACGACCACGGATCGTAACAGATGGCGCGCACATTCCAGTGGTTCCGCTCGATCATGTCGAGAATGAAGCGTAGCACCTCGTCATAGTCGATCATGCCGCTGTCGAGTTTGGTAATGCTACACTCGCCGCGACTGGCGCCACTGATGTAATCGAACCCGTCACGCTTGATCTTCTCTTCCAGTCCGTACTTCGTTCCCACGAATGAATGGCTGTCAGCATACAGGTAGCTGTCTTCGGGAACCAGCCACGAGATGCTGGTCAGGTCGCTAGACTTAGAGAGGTCCAGCCCGATATACACATCCTTGCCTCTAGTGTCTGGTGGCTCGATAGTGGCTTTCTCCCAGTCGTCAAGACTGATGTAACTGTCTGCTCTAGCTGATTGCCACATGTTGAAGTTCTTGACTAGAATTGGCCGCAGGGTTCCTTGCTTGGCTGCTAGATCAACATCAGCCTGCAAGCTAGGCCGCATTGTCTTCGCTCTTTCAGCATTAGCCAGTAGTGGATTGGACTTCTCCCAAGTCTCTGGCGCAAAGGCTTCATCCTTGCTATCCTGCTCAAAAATGGCAATAAAATACCGATCAGCTTGTTCGCGACCGGTTAAGATTTTGGAGACGAATTTATATTCTTTATACATAGGACCATTCAGGTTTGGCCCCGTGGTCGAGATGACGGCCAGTAAACTGTTGTCACTGTTGATCTGGCCGGATTTGAGTGTTCGCATAATCTCATCATTACGAGCTAAGGCGAACTCATCAATAATAGCCAAGTCACTTTGATAACCATCTAGGCTGTGCAGATCAGACGCAAGCGGCACGGCTCGGCTGTTGCTCGGCAAGTCGATGATCTCGTTGCGGTTGATCTTCAAACGTTCTCTCACAGAGGTAGAAACTTTCCAAACTTGACGTAAGCCGCTAGACAACATATCGAATGCTAAGTGTGCTTGGGCGTTGCTGTTGGCCGTATAAACGATTTCTCGGTTCATGGCGGGCTTGTTCTCCATGAGGAGATACAACGCACCTAGATCAGCCATCAGGAAGCTCTTACCATTCTTGCGTGCCATGCTAATGTAGGCTCGATCATACCGGCGGTTGCCAGTTTCCTTATCACGCCAGCCGAACAGCTCTGAAATCAACCACTTCTGAAACAGCTCTAACTTGAGTGGTGACCCATCACGTGCCGGCATCAGTTCGATGAATTCAATGGCTTTGTTGGCAAAGTCCTCATCGAAGTAATACGGCCATGGGTTCTTCTTGCGCTTGCTGGCTTTCAGGTCCCGCCGATAACGTCTTGCAGCTTGCTTGATTTTCTTGCCGGCCACGATATCGCCGCTTAGTACCTTGTCGGTATATTCAGTCGCATAGTTCATTGGGCTATCAACTCCGCGAACGGGTCGTCAGGCTTCTTCTTAGTCTCGCTCTTAACCGCTAACTTAGCCCGGCTGTAGACTGACAAGCCAAGCAAGTCATCAATACGGATCATCTGATTAGTGGCGTCCAGTTTCATCTTCACGGCCGGGTTGGCTTTCACGCTATCAGTGGTTTCAACCGTCATGCCTTGCTCTTTTACAAGCTCGGCTGCTTTCTGAATGTCAGAATAGGCTTGGCAGTGACTGGCAATCAGGGCAGCGTCCAGTTCGCTCACTGGAATGTCCTTTTTGAGTAACGGCACAATACGTTGCCACTCGGTCACGGCATAGTCATCAAGCCATGCAGGGGGCTGTTCAACCAATTCTTGATAGGTAAATAATGCTTCTTCCATGTCACGCCGATCGGCGAGCTTCTTCTTGCTCATCGTGCCACGCATTTGGGTAATGGATTTAAGCGGTGCGCCCATTGCTATCGCGTCCTTTCTTTATAATTCTGATTAGACTTATCTAATCTAATTATAACACGAATTTTCTAGTTTACATAATTAATTACGGTAATCACTGATTTTCAATATTTAAACTGGGATGCTTGGTCCCCATGATTATATGACCTAGCCCCCATAACTAGATGGGGATAGCGTGCGGCGTCTTCGACTTTCGTCTTCACGCCATGGCAAGCGTTGCACAGGCTTTGTAGGTTGCTCTCGTCGAAGCGTCGGCTCCAGTCCACACGTATCGGTACAATATGATCTACGACGTCAGCTTGCACGTATAAGCCGTTGGCCTTGCATCGTTCACACAGCGGATGTGCAAGACGATAGGAATACGACAGCTTGCGCCACGCTTTGGACTTGTAGAACTTAAAGTAACGACCACCGATTGCTTTGCGATATGCATAGCGTTCATTGTCGGACGCTCGTGGTTCTGGCTGGTGCTTATCACAGTACCGTTGATTGAACGGCACCATGGTGTTGCAACCAGCATGGTTACATAGCTTCATAATCATGACAACACGCCTGCCTTTTCGGGTTCAGGCTTATCGTCGCGATAGTAAAGCTGAACGGTTATCATATTATCTGGCGCAGAGAATACCCGAATGAATCCGACTTGCCACCTGTGTAGCACCATGAACTTGTCGATGATACCGTTTAGTTCTCCTTGATGCGCAGTATATTCAAATAGTTTCATCGTTCTAAGCTCCTTTGGTTGTCTTCTTGAGTGTCACAACATCGAATGCATTAGGATCATCATCATAGGCAATGGACTGAATATCATATACAGTGCCAGCCAGCCTCACCAGCATACTATCGTTAAGAGTGTCTGTGTGCCGCACAACAATGGCTATGGTGTCCGCTAGGTCTGTGCCCGTAATCTGGTAGGTCTGTGTAACAGTGCGGTTATATGAACCATAGAACAGCGTGCCAGTCGGCTCAAATGTAGAGATGTTAATACCTGCACCAGTCCTGCGACTAACTGTCTTACCGATTTCAGCCACCTTGTTCAGCCGGGCGATTGAATACTTCTTCATATCGTTACCCCCTTAGTCCCATCGTTCATCGTCGGCCCAGTCGGTCGTGGCGTGCTTCTTTAAGTCTGCAATGGCTTGCTTTACCAGGACGTTGGCACTGCTGGCGTTGCTGTCCTGCGATCCATACAGCAAGCGGGTGACCGTTTCCAGTGTCTGGATAACCTTGTTCGTGCTCTGCTTTGAAATGCGGTTGTAATTGTGCTGCGTCATTATTTTGGTTCCTTTCTTCGTTGTGGTACCTACCCATCTGCCTACCGGGGTTAGCCCTTGCGGCTCTAAGGCTGGGGGTGCTTTAGTAGGACGGTAGGCAGCTTTTACCATATACCCCAGATAAATGTCATGAACACATTGCCTATTTTGTTCATGAACTTTTCTATGCTCATTGGTTTAACGTGCCTACTTGCCTACCAAAGTGGGTTAAACTCTTGCGCCCCTAAGGGCAAACACGGTAGGCAAAACGGTAGGACGCGGGTAGGCTAAATCTTTATATATCCGCTGGTATTGAAGGCTCCCAGTTTGAGGTGTCGCCGTGGCTCCCACCCTGGCATTGTGTCCATGATTTCCCGCAGCTTGGCTTTAAGTCGGCCATACTGCGCCGTGCCGTCTTTGGTGTGGTCAAGGTTGAACCCGATATCTAGCAGCCACGGGATTGAAATGCGATCTAGCTTAATCGTGGCGCCGTTGTCTTCGTCAGGCCGACCGTCAAGCAGTAACCCCACACGGGTGCGCTGTGTGGCTCTGTCTGCCTTCCACCAGCCGGTGGGGTACTCTGCACCTAAAATCAGCTTCACACGCTCCGCCGTGTCGTCTACGGCCTCGAACGCGGCCTTTGCTTCGTCAATCATGGCTTGTTCTTCTGGCGCTGTGACTAACTTGGCCCGATCGTCGCCGTCCTTGAAGCGTGCCACCGCCTCGCCCAGTACCATGTCGATATCGGCGGGGGTTAGCTGCTTCACTGGTCGGGCAATCTCGCCGACACCGCACGTAATGACGTTGAAGCGACGCGATCCAGTGGCGTCTTTGAGAATGCTACGTTCGTTGGTGGTGCCTGCCAGCACGAAGCGGCGGGGGAACTTTTCCAGATTAGGCTTGTACGGTAGGCGCACTTCGTCGGCTTGGCGTGTAATGAACGACTTAACCACGGCGAAGCTGTTAGTCTTGTGATCGGTGATAACGGCCAGCTCATCGTCGTTGACAAGCAACTTCTGGGCGACGATCTGAATAGCGTCTTTGCTCTTCATATCCAGTAGCGCGTCAGTATAATAGTCGCCGCCGATCTTACTAAGTAGCCACGTCTTACCGATCCCTTGCTTTTGACTGTATAGAATCGTCATGAAGTCGAACTTAGTGCCCGGATCATACGCCCGCGCGATCAGCCCAGCGAAGAACAACCGTGTCATTAGTACCGTGGTGGGGGTGTCGGCGGCGCCTAGCGTCTCAATAAAGAAGCGATCGAGCACGGGCTTGCTGCCAGCGTCGCGCCAGGCGGCTTCTGCTCCGTCCATGCGATCCACTACCGGGTTAAATCGGTGCAGACGTGCAGAATACAGCATTGCTTTGGTGGTGATATCACTGGAAAAATTGACCGCCCAGGCGTCGTCGATAAGCAGTTGAAGCTGCCCGGTTAGCGTTGAATCGGCGACGCCTTCATCGGCTTGTAAGGTGGCGTTGTCCGTCACCATATTGTTATCTGTCACCATCACGTCACCGGTGAAGTCGTTGTAAGCTAACTTGTCGGCGAAAGTGGGGTCGTTGGTTAGAATCAGTGTGGCATTCAAGGGGCTGTTTGGCTCAATATCGCCACTATTTTTCTTGTAGTGCAGTTTCTGCGCCCAGACTTCACTTTGGACGTCTTTGTTATAATCGGCGAAAAGTGCATTCGCCTGCTTTCCGTACCCGGCTTTATCGACGGGCGGGACGACTTGAAGCAAGTCTGCTTGCGTTGGCGTTGTTCTTCGCCTCCATTCGTTTCTTGACGCTTAGGAATAGTCCATTAAGTTCGTGCGGCGGCAGCGGCGGCCGGTTGCGATCGTTTAGGTCGTTAGCGAACCTGGTAATGGTTGCTGCAACGACGTGCTGGTCGGTTAGGAATGACACGAAATTAAACATTGTGTAGTTCCTTGCCATGCGCTTGTCGCCCGTTTGCGTGTAGCCGATTGTTGCACCTTCGTCGGCGCCGTCGATCATCGTGGTAAACATGTCAGCCCAGTATTTCCGTTGCCGAAAGTTGCCGTCTACTACGTTGCTAGGCTTGCGCCGATCGGGTGGGGTGATCTGAATGCTGTCGAAGTAGTCAAGCCAACGGAATTTTTCCGCTTCGGTCATGCCGATATTCGTAAAGAAGCGGCTCACGTCTTTGTAGTCTGACTTCTTGGCAGTACCTTGTGCGATCCGATCCAAGGAAAAGCCTAGGGGCGTCTTGTGCCGTGGTGCTTGGTATGTGGCAGTTGGTTTTGTCAGTGTGGCAGCAGTATCGTCGTGATTCATCAGAATGGCTTTGAGCTGGTCACTAACGACAAGCGGGTCGCCGTCGTGTACACGGATCAGGTCGGTGGCGTTGTGCTCCGTCTGCACTGGTAAAAAGAAAACCTGTCCCCACGGCGTTGAAGCCTCGTCCAGTTCAGCCCCTAACACGCGCGCCAGGGCGTTCATTAAGGCTTGGTACTCTGCTGGCCGTGTTACCATGCGATCAAGCGGCACCAGAAGCCTGTACCGCACGTTGTCGGGGCGATAACTGAATGTCTTATATAGGACGTACCCGATCCGCCGGGGGTCAAGTTTGCCCGCTACGGCCTCTAAGAACTTGTCTTCATCTGCGATCCGGTCGAAGTCCAGCGGCAGAACGTCGCGCCCCACGGTGTTACGATTGCCGTGGCAGCTATTTGGAATCATCTCGCCGCCGACAGCGCCATTTAAGACGTACTGCTTTTTGTGATCTTTATCGTCCTTATCCGTGGCAGCCGCGACTTGTAGAGGGTGAAACGTCCTGAAGTAGGTTAGGTAGTCGGTAGGAATGTCAATCTGCCGCATTGGTGCTTTACTTTTGACGTGGCCCACATATAATGATGGCATCTTAGTCACCGCCTTTCTTCATACCAGCTTCTAGCAACCGACGGCTGTCGATGATCTTATCCATCATGCAGCTAAGTAAAGCTTCGCACGTACCACTTGAACGCGTCACTTCTAAGAGCACGAGTCCTTCATCTTTTTTGTTAATATCCATCATAAATTGCCTCCATTTTCCTTGACAAAAACATCTAATAGAAGCAAGCTAAAAGTCGATATAGATTTTTTCGCTTGTCTTCTTCTCGTCTTGAGCTGCAACTCTTGGCGATTTTTTTGTGGCCTCAATTAGTGAGCGCTTTTCGGCTTTTTGAGCTTGCCAATACCGATCACACTCGGCATCGGCTTGCACGTAGTCTCGCCACTGAAATCCGAACCTTGTGCTAACCATTTTTGCCATGACGATCGTCCTCCGAGAATTGAAAATAAGCGCCGCAGACAGCCCCAATCAGGAACGCCATGCAGAGTGCCGGGACGGTGAGCGGGTGGCTTAGTAGCCACGTAATTAGATTGGTCATTATGATCATCGTCATCACCTCACATATAAGCGTTTAAGAATTCATCATCAACGTTCTGGCCGATTTGATCGAAGATTGTTTCGGCTAAACTCTTCGCATATTCGGTTGATGAAACTTGAGTAGTATACATACCGTTTTTGTACACGGTATCGATCTGGTAAGTCTTTGATTCGTCCAGTTCACGGATTGTATTCGCAAGTTCAGCGATGAAGCCTAGTGTTTTTCTGTTAAATGTCATGATGTTGTTCCTTTCTGTGCTTTGTGCCTGTCATAAGTTGCTTACAATTTTCCGCCTGCCCAGCAGTCTAAACTTCCCTTGATGCCATGAACTTGATAAGCTGCGCCTTGCTGATACGCTTGGCCGTGCCGATGAACGTCACCTTAACGTCGCCTTGGTTAATCAGCTTCGTTAGGGTGCCGCGGCTGATACCTAAGAAGTCGGCCGCCTGCCCCAAGTTCAAGAAGTCGGGTGCGTCGGTCTGGGCCTTCGGCTGCGCGTGCATCATCTCTGCGACGGTCTGGCGTACTTCGCTATGGATCAGTTCGGTCAGTTCTGCCGGTAGTGTAATAGTTGCCTGTGCTTGCATGTGGATCACCTCCTTCGATTTGTAAACCATTGTCTACATCTGATTTAAAAATTGATGTAGCCTTTCGTCTACATCAATATTAAACCACGCGTACGAATGGGTGTCAATGATTTTTGTATACTTTTGTCTACCGGTGTAATACAATGGCTTTGGGAGGGAGATGAAACGCTATGTCCATAGGCGATAATATCAGGCAGCTTAGAAAATCTCGTGGGTACAATCAGGAGAAATTCGCCAAAATAATCGGTGTCTCACGTCCTTATTTAAGTGAGCTTGAGCACGACAAACGCAATCTGGGAACTGCGACGTTACGGAATTTGGCTAAGAAGATGAACGTTTCAATGTTGTATCTTATGGAGGGAAGTCAATATGATACTTCTGAACTTCCCCCAGAGACCGCTAAGCAACTTTCAGAACTTGAATCCCAGTGGTTTGATGATGGTCAAAAAGGCGCCGAACAACGTGTTGTTGAATTCGTTAGAGATCCTGACTATAAAGACACGCCTTTTCGTTTTGAAACGCTAACTGCAATGTCTAGCCTCGTCGAATATGCATACCGGAATAAAGAGCCGGGTTTAACTGACCATACGAAAAAGCTTAGAGCGATGGCGAACCTTCTGGATAATGTCAATAAAATGCTGGCTGACCCGGCTATGAGAACTGAAGAGTCTCTTCAAGAAACTAAAAATTTCATAGACCTGATCACTACGCCTGCTTCAGAGATTACATCTGACTGATTCACGGAAATTCAATCATTTCCGTTTCTCCATATCGCACCGCCTGCCCAGCGTGACGGATAGGAGAAGAATATGGCATCAATTACACGTTACAAGTTGAAATCTGGCGGCACTGCTTGGAAATTTCAGGCATACACCGCATCAGATCCGAAGACAGGCAAGCGACACAAGGTTACTCGTCAGGGGTTTGCCACCAAATCTGAAGCAAAAATAAAAGCCGCGCGGTTTGAAGAAAACCAACGGCGGCACGGATTTAGTGAATCAAACCGGTTAACATTTCAGGAGGTGTATAATTCGTGGTTTGAACAATATAAAAATACGGTCAGGGAATCGACATGGGTCAAAACACGGGATAATTTCAGGCTCCATATCTTGCCTAGATTCGGGGATAAGATACTTTCAAAGATAACCCCGTTAGACTGTCAGACAGCAATCAATGAGTGGTTCGCTGCTGGCTTTGCGAAGTACCGTCAGTTCTTAGGCATGGTGTCACGCATATTCAAGTACGCGATAAGAATGGATATTGCATATAGCAATCCAACTGTAAAAGTCATTGTGCCGGTGGATCGAGAGAAGCCAGCAACCACGATGAAGGATAATTACTACGCGTTAGACGAATTGAAGACGTTCTTTGAAGCAGCCACTGAATTCAACAACCCAAAGGCATATACGTTGTTTAGGCTACTTGCTTTTACTGGTATGCGACGGGGTGAAGCACTGGCGTTAAGGTGGTCTGATGTTGATTTTTCGGCTGGTACGATCACAGTCAATAAAACCGTCACAGAAGGCGACGGATATAGGCTAATGGTTAACTCACCAAAGACGTACGCCAGCAACAGGAATGTGAGTGTTGACCCTAAGACAATCAGCATTTTACAGCGCCGCCAGTGGGAACAGCGGCAAGAACTATTTGCTGTAGGTATGAGGCCAAGGGGCGCGAATCAGTTGATTTTTACGTCAGATACCAATGATCTATTGCAGCTAACGTATCCGCAAAAATGGCTAGACTGGATCGTCAAGGCTCACAACAATAAACACCCCGACAATCCGCTGAAACGGATAACCGTTCATGGGTTCAGACACACATACGCCACTTTGGCGCATGCGGGCAATATCGAGGCTAAAGAAGTTCAGGCTCAACTTGGACACAAGCGCCTTGCAACCACCATGGACATTTACACGTCGGTCACCGATGAATCTAAGTCAAAAATTGCGTCTAAGTTTGCTCGTTACGTCAACTTATAG